ATCCTCAACTAACTTCTGATGTTGTAGCCACACCAAAGGTCTCTCATCATCATTCATCTTAAACTTCATCTTAGGTGACGCAGATGCATCTATGATATACTTGAGTAACATTAAATCCGTAAGGTCAAGATGGGTTTCAATAACTTTAGATTGATTAAATCCTAATACAGAATACTTCATATAGAAAATCTCCTTTACACTGATTTGGGGAAGAAAAAACTCAATTTCAAGTGGTTGCGCACTTAAAATTGAGTTGATTTCTTATTGTGGTTATGATGTTAAGTTGGCATCAGGTATGATGCGCAACCATCATAACCGACAACATATGTTGTAAGGCTTTTCAGAACCGCAAGTAGCGTATCGTGTTTCACAAGCCAAGTTTGGGTTACTTCACAACCGCAATTAGCGTATTCTTCTTGCCTCGAACATTATACTAACATATCTTTGCACCGATGTCAACAACTTATTTGAAAGTTCTCAAGATTTCTTCCACCTGATTGTCAACCTCGCTGTTTACCTTATCCCACAGAAGATTTCTTTCCTCAGCAACGTCAACTCCCTCAATGTCGGGGATAAGTCTCTCCTCACAGTATTCCACTGTGTAAAAGGAATCCTTTACCTTTACGGAGGCTCTGCTTGTTGCCTTGATACTGCTTACGATTGCCTTTGACTGATACTCATTTTCATTACTCATCTTTTTTCTCCTTTGCTTTTGAACATCTTAAGGTTACTACCTGTGTTGTCGTTGTACAAGTTCCTAACTGAGCCACAACATCCTCAGATAACTCATTCTTATAGAGTGCTGACTCAAGTGCCTCTGTGTCGATTACTTCAACTGTCTTGATATAAGGACACTGCATAGAGCCATTTCTTGCCACCCAATCACGCTTGAGAATGTCAAGCATCTTAGCCTCATTGGTCTCAGATTTCTCTGACACAATGTATGAGACTGTGTAGCCACCGGCTGTGTGCTTTGAGAGATTCTGACTTGCCATCAGTTCCTTAATCTCTGTCTTGTCTGCATCGCACACCTTTTTGAGTTCCTTTGCTTTGGCATCATTTTCACCATAGCGTTCCACAAGTTCATCAAGTTTTTCCATTTTCCTTTTTCTCCTTTTTGACGTATTTTTGTGTTACAACACCCATTATTCCTGCTCTGCCTTTGGGGATAGAGTTCTTAAACTCTATCAAAGCCCAAACATCAGATTGTTTCCAATAACGTGTGTTTTTGTTACCAATTCGTTCATAGTTTGGAAGTAGTTTAGCAAGTTCGTGGTCAGGATTTGATTCTTTCCACTTGTACCAACTTGTGATAGTCTGTACACTTGAGCCTACTAAAAATGATACTTCCATCACATTTATAAGCCTATCTTGTGCCATTTTAGCCCTCCTTTATGATAATAGATAGTCCACTAAATCACCCTTTGAACCATCCCACTGACCATCAATAAGTGCATCTGACATAGCACCCTTTTTGTTTACGAGTTCCCATATGCGCTCATCAATGGTATTTTTGGTGAGAAGATTGTAAATGGTAATGCTGTTGGTTTGACCGACTCTGTGGCATCTGTCAACTGCTTGGTCATACAGTGCCCTATTCCAAGGATGGTCAAGGAATATCTCAACAGTTCCTGCTGTGAGAGTAAGACCAGTTCCCATTGCACCAATAGTTCCTATAAGCACGTCATACTTACCACTCTGAAAATCATTTACAATGGTCTGTCTGTCTGCATCCTTGGTCTGTCCGGTGATTCTGTTCACTCTGTACTCAGCCCTAAGTTTGTCATAAATAACATCTGTCATCTGAGTCCAATTGGAAAAAACAACCACCTGTTTTCCATCTTGCTTCGCCTCATCAATGAGTTCAATCATTCGGTCAAGTTTTGCACTCTCTTGAATAGTGCTTGAGAGAATACCTGTATAGCCTGTGGCTTGTCTCATTCTAATCATCTCAGCAAGAGGATTTACAGCGGCTTTTACTCTGTCGATATTGGCTTGAATATCCATAGCAATCTCTTTGTACAACTGAGACTGCTTTGCAGTCATCTCAACATATTCATCAATGTAAATCTTCTCAGGTAAATCAAGCACATCTTCTTTTCTTCTACGGAGCATCATCTCATCCAACTGCTCTTGTAAATCATCAAGGTGCTTGTAACCCATTATCTGATAGCCACCAAATCCACCATACTCACAGTAATACTGCTTGAATGCATAAAAACTGTGCTTTTCATAGCCTAACCACTTGAGAATGATAAAGAGGTCTAAGGGCTGATTCATCAGCGGAGTTCCTGTCATTGCAATCATTGTCTCTGCTTGTAGTTTGAGGAATCCTTTTCCTTGCTGTGAGTTGGGGTCTTTGCACTTGTGTATCTCATCAGCCACTATCATCTGAATGGTCTTATTTTTGCATAATTCCCCTAATTTAGCCACGATTTCATCATTACGCAAAGATTCTACGTTGGTGATGATAAAGTAGGAATTTAAGGCATCTATGTGGTCTATGTCATAGATTTTATCCTTGGTGCTACCGATGACTGTTTTCTTACCCTTGGTTCTCTGTCCTAAGATATAGCCGCTCTCATCTGAGTGAATACCAATCTCATTAAGCCAATTCCACTTAAGACCATTTACTCCACAGATTACAAGGCAATGCTGATAACCCTTTTGGATTTTCTTAGCCACAGCAATGTCAATTGACTGCTTGGTTTTACCTAAGCCCATTGTATCGCCTAAAAGCCATCTGTCATGTGAGAGACCATACTCAAAGCCCTCTTTCTGATACTGATAAGGATTGGTCTTGAATGTAAACCCATTGGGTATCTCAATCACCTTAGACTTCTCAAGAAAAGGCTCATTGGTGTCTGCGATAATCTCAATCTCAGCATCACTAAACTGAGTGACAAGATATTCAAACTTCTTAAAGGGAACTTCCCACTCTTTAGTGTCCTTGTTCCAATATCTCTCAGACTGCTGACGGATGATGTCAATATAGTCTGCATTATAGGGGAATGACAGAAATAAACTGTATTCCCCATTGCACTGTTCACTTTTCCTAATGTTTATCGTTATCATCGTTTTCTTTCTCTTTCTTATCTGAAACCCACTCAAAGTGCCCAAGATTGTATCTGTAAGGCTGTGTCTCCATCTCAATCGGAGTACATACCGGATATGCTGTAAAGAAGTTACACATAAGACCAAATGCAAGTTCTTTAGCCCAATACTCACCGAGTTCAAGGGGCTTATCCGTCTTATCCCACTCAGCAATCTTGTTACTTCTGTCTACCTTTGTAACAAATGCGGGACCAACACTTGCCAAAACCAACACATACCAAAAATTCTTTTTCTTACTTGCCATATCGCATTCTCCTCTCTAAAACGCATCCTTTACAGGTGCATACCACTGATACTCAGTTCTTCCACACTTGATTGTGGTCACATATGCCCACACCAAATCAAGTTGGTAAACAAACTCTCGGATAATGCTGTTAGGCTCGTTCTTGTCAACCTCTATGGTTTTCTGTCTGCGCTGTCCGTAAATGTCTCTGTACTTGATTGTTGCTTTCATAAGTGTCCTCCATTTCTAAGTGTTATCTGTATCTTATGAGAACATTATATACTATGTTTTTAATCTTGTCAACAACTTTTTTGAAAAAATTTCTAAAAAATATGGTCAAGGGCATCATCAATCATCTGTAACATCTGCTTACAAATCTTGTCATTTTCAGCCTTTTTCTTATCATTTTCAACCTTTTCCTTAATTTTAAGCAGTGTTTCAGCATTATCTCTGCACTCTCTGAACACACCTTGATATGAAAGTCCATTCTCCCAAGGACAACCATCTGCGCTAAATATTCTATACTGCGTTACAGTCATATTTTTTCTTGGGTTGTAATAACTATCATCTACTATCTTTATTCCATACTTCTTTTCAAGTCTCTCAAGTGGTCTCTGCATAGTCTACCTCCTAAAACTTCTCATAATAGTATTTACTCTGCGATTCAGAACTCCAAAACTCTGTGCGAAACATCTTAATGCTCTCAGTAATCTTGACCAACTTTACTTCCAATGTACCTTACCTTTGCACCTTTTCTCATTGTTTTCATATCAAGCATCCTCCTCTACTTCGACTTCAAAATCCTCTATATTAAGTTCCTCACATCCAATCTGCCAAAGTTCATAAAGTTCCATTTGTTTGTCCTCCGTTTTCTGAGTGTTTTAAGTTTCTGTCGTTCAACTTTAAGAACATTATATACTATGTTTATTTTGATGTCAACCACTTTTTGAAAATTTTTCAAAAATATTTTTGAGCATTGAAAAAGAGGCTAACCATAACAACGATTAGCCCCTCAGGATTCTGAATGCAAACAAAGGTTTTGTAACCTACTTCTTAGTAATACTGCGATTGTACCCAATATTACTGATGCCGATGATTGCTCCAAGGAAAGCATTGAGTGCAACTATCGTAGCACTGATTTGTTCTCCGTAGGGAATGCTCCAAATCTTAAACACTGTCTGAATCAGCAGTGCGAATGCGGGCAAGAAGAACATTGCCAACCACTTGAGCACATCGTACAGTTTATTATTGATTTTCACGCTTGTCTACCTCCTCTTTAATCTTATTATACTCATCTTCATCCATATTTTCAAGCATAGCTGTGATGAGTTCATTTCTATGAATCTCTATCCAATTCTCAAGATATGAGCGGAGTAAGTCACCATAGGTCTTAATTTCTCTCTTTTCTGAGCCTCTGTCTCCAAAAGTCCACTCAATATCTTCAATCTCTTGTCTGTGCCGAGGGAGTTCTTCTTTAAGGATATGATGCAAATAATCATCATCTCCCATATAAACCTCAAGGTTGTCGAAGAAGTTGTCTACAACTTCCTCTGTACACCAATCATACCCACGAATCCCAGCACTGTCGTGGGCATTAAGATATTTCTGATTGTAAGCATCATCAGTTCTGCAATCGGGTAGTCTACTCATCTTTGTTCTCCTTTGAATATTCTATCAGTAAAATCACTGAGCCTACTAATTCTGCAATCAGTAGGCTTGTGATTATTATACCGAAGATTATCAGTATCATCTGACTCTCAGTTTCTGACCGGTATAAATCTTGTTAGGATTTACAATCTTGTTCAGTGCCGCAATCTTCATATAGGTTGTTCCATATCTCTTTGCAATTCCACTAAGAGTTTCATTACGCTGTACTGTGTGGTAAACTTTCTCATTGCTAACTGCGGATGTGGAAGTCTGCATTGTGGTCACGGGAATCTTAATCTTTTGACCAACAAAGATGACATTGGGGTTGGTAATCTGAGGATTTACTTCAAGAATCTGCCCAACGGACACATTGTACTTCTTTGCAATGCCACTTAAAGTATCACCCTTTTTCACAGTATATGTTACATACTGAACCTCAGGTACGGGGTTCGGTGTGGGTACGGGAGTAGGTGTAACATTCATAGCCTTTGAGAAGTCCACATAGAGAGTAGGAAGTCCATACTCCTCCCAAGAGTATTTACTCTTAGAGCCACCCTTGTAATTGTATCTGCCACCATTCTCATCAACGTATGTGTACTGTACACCACCTTTCCAAGCGGTAGTACACTCGATAACATTGACGATATGACCATCAACTTCTCTCTCACCCACATAGTTGCCTGCGTGAGGGGAAGAATAGATATACAGATATGTGCCGGGGATAAGAAGTTTCTTGAAATCCTTTGACCTTTCGGTGCATCGTTTCAGAAGTGTGAGTCCATCTACATCTCCTGTCACTGTGGGTGCAATGTTTGTT